GATATCCAAGCATTTCCGTACACCCGAGCATCTCCGGACACCCGAGCATTTCCTGACACCTGAGCATTTCCGAACACCCGAGCATTTCCGGATATCCAAGCATATCCATTATGCGAAAGATTTTCTTCTTTTTCTATCAACCCTCCAAGATCACCAATTTTTATATCAAATTTAGAGATATTAACGAGGGCTTTAATTCTAAACATTCCATTTTCTTGCGGAATCATTTCATACTTTTTCATGATGGTCTCCTTTAGTCTTTGTTGGTTATTAATTGCTGATATGCATCAGTTTCCGAAATGTGCTGAAATCCGGCAAGAATCTCAACCGCTTCAGAAACCATACCGGAGATGAACAACTTTCTGCAATGATTGATTGTTCCTTTGAGCAAATCCTGATTGAAAGCAACTCGATGTTGATTTACTCGTGCTCTTTGTTCTGAAGTGAGTTCTAACATGGCTGACCTCCATTTGTTTGAGATTGCGCTTAACCACTCAACTACCAGCCGGGATATTTCTACCCCAGCCTTGGTTCAGGGGTTAGGATAAACTGATAAATTGGGAATCTTCTATTTTCATTGAAATAACTATTCCAAGATATACTTCTGCCGACCTTTCGTTTGCTTTTTTTTCATTAAACCAAACACTGTCAACTTTTTTATTTGAACAGGGACACCCCGTTCTGCTTTCATCATCGGTCATAACAATAAATACGGTTTTCTTTTTCATTTTATCCTCCTGCCCGGATTCCGCCGGGCTCGGTTGCGATTGAATAAGAATAGTTAGCGATAAAAACACTTTTTGTTATTATTACCAATATTTTCCATTTCTTCAATTGATAAATTTGAAAAATATTGATGTTGTGGAGTCGCTCCGATACCAGGACTGTTTACATCAAAAGAACGATGGTTGTAGAAATATTTAATGATCTGATTTCTACAAGCATCTGTAATTGCGGTTGCGCTATTTTCAAAGATATGAAGATATCCGTCTTTGTAATCTCTGGTATCTTCAATTACTTCAAAACCAGTTTCAGAAAAAGAAACTAAACAATGTCCCCCAAAATAACTTGTTGCTCTTAGGATAGTAGTGGTTTCCATGGTCAATCTCCTAATTTAGTGTTTCGCCCTGAATGGGCTCGTCAGTCTGATCAAGCAATCAAAGACACTGTTTTCGTCATCTGGTAGAGCGCTCTACAACAAGCAGACCATCTCCACCCTTCGGGTTCTCCATCAAGTTCCCCCTTTCCTCTCTTCTCCTCTATATACTTAACTATAAGCCTTTTGTTGATGGAAGTAAAGAACTATTTAAAGAATTTAACGTTTTTAATATAAATAAATTTTGTAAAGCAATCAACAACTTAACTGCTTGATATAAAAAATAATTTTCCCTACAATCCCAACCACTTAAAAACCAGGGGCTTTTCTTTTCAGAAAATTCTCTTTATAATAAGTAGTATACATAAACCTATACTAAATTCAAACTAACCATGAAACGAACTAAATACCCAACCAAACAATCCAAAAAAGAGAAGAAGCAAAGACGCCAACGAAATCTCTTGGGGATAGAACATAGCTACTTCGGGACAGAACTCTGGAGGGTATGTGACTGGAACGATGCAGGAAGGCCAAAGACATTTAACTCTCCAAACGAGATGATGGTGGCCTGCAACAACTACTTCCAATGGGTAGCAGAAAACAGCTTAATGGAAGAAAAGACAGTAGGACAGTACATGGGAGAAGTCTTAACACACAAGACACCTAGAATGAGAGCGATGACAATTAGGGGGTTATGTGTTTTCATCGGAATTACTACTACAGGGTGGGCTGAATACAGGAAAAGACCAGAATTTTCTTTAGTAGTGCAAAAAGTGGAAACAATCATATATGAGCAGAAATTTACAGGTGCCGCTGCTGGACTATTGAGGACCGATATCATCGCAAAAGAATTAGGATTGATAGATAGGCAGGATATCACCTCTGGAGATAGGGCAATAAATGGAACATCGGTTGAAGTTACAATTGATATGAACGTGAAAGAAGCAGAAATGGTATATAAACAGATGTTGAAAGAGGAACAGAATTAGTAATGACAAGTATTGCTCCAAATATATGGCCACCTAATTACGTGGCTCAATTTGTTTCCCGATACAATAGGGTGAAACAAATGAAGGAGAATCCTGTTTTGATTGTTGGGGCAAAAGAATATTATTCACATCCTGAAAACTGGGTAGAGTTTATTGAACATTGGATGGTTACGAGTGATCCAAGGAACAGAAAATATAAAGATAAACCAATCATTACTCCATTTATTTTATTTCCAAAACAAAAAGAATTTGTTCAATTTATAATCGGGTGTTGGCTTGATGGCGAATCAGGATTGATTGAAAAAAGTAGGGATATGGGGGCAACATGGTTATCGTGTTGCATTTCGGTTTGTATGTGGCTGTTTGTTGAAGGATCTTCGATTGGTTGGGGATCAAGAGGGAGCGACCTTGTAGATAATATCGGCGATCCATCTTCGATATTTGAAAAAATGAGAATATTGATTAGATATTTACCAAAATTCTTTTTACCAATTGGTTTTTCAGAAAGAAACCATTCACACTCAATGAGGCTTGTCAATCCTGAGAATGGATCAACAATAACCGGAGAGATTGGAGATAATATTGGTCGTGGGGGGAGAACATCAATTTATTTTAAAGATGAATCCGCACATTATCAACATCCAGAAATGATTGAAGCCGCTCTTGGGGATAATACTGATGTTCAAATTGATATGTCTTCCGTAAATGGAACTGCTAATGTTTTTGCTCGTAAGCGGTTTGCAGGAGAAGTTTGGTTGCCGGGAAAAAAAATTGAATCTGGAATGACTAGAGTATTTATTTTAGATTGGAGAGACCATCCAGAAAAAACCCAAGAATGGCATGATAAAAGATATGCGAAATATGAAAGAGAGGGCTTATTACGTTTATTTTCCCAGGAGGTTTTAAGGGATTATTCAGCAGCTGTAGAGGGTATTCTCATCCCCGCGCAATGGGTACAGTCTGCTGTTGATCTCGACAAGAGATTTCCGAAATTTGCTGCTTTGATGAGACAGGGACAGATATTTTCTGGGTTGGATGTAGCTGATGAAGGTGGGGATCTTAATTCACAAGCAGATCGAAAGGGAATTACATTAATTGGTCTTGATAAGTGGGCGCAAGGAGATACGGGAGAAACAGCAAACAAAGCGGTAATGAGATGTAAAATAATAAGAGCATCCGAATTATTTTACGATTGTGTTGGGGTTGGTAGCGGAGTAAAAGCAGAAACAAATCGATTAAAAAGAGAAAATCTATTGCCAGCAAATTTGAAAATTACTCCTTGGAATGGGGGTGACTCTGTATTGAATCCTGATGGCCATTCTATTCCCGATGACAATGAAAGCCCTTTAAATAAAGATTTATACAAGAATTTGAAAGCACAAGGATGGTGGAATTTAAGAACAAGATTTGAAAAGACATGGCGATTTGTTACAAAAGGAACACAATATCCTATGTCTGAATTGATAAATATACCATCCGATATTTTACATTTCAACGAATTGATAGCAGAACTGAGTCAACCGACATATGGATCAACTACAGACGGGAAAATAATTGTAGACAAGAAACCTGATGGAACAAGAAGTCCTAATTTAGCTGACTCTGTTAATATTGTATATTGGCCATGGACAGCAAATAAACAAGCAGGAGTATGGGGCAAATGAAAAGAACGAAAGGCGTGCAATTATCTTCTGCTGAAAAAGACGAACAGCTCAGGCGAAATATGCTGTTTCGGATATTGTCAACTAGCATATTGGGATCGAGAACAACCTATGGCGGGACTCAAACTTTTGATGGGTTAAGAGATGTTTCATCTGCTCTTGGATATCCTCTTTTGGATGGGATTAAATACGCTGACTACTATTACCGCTTCCGTAGGCAAGATGTTGCAAACGTAATTATCACAAAACCCGTAGAATCGAGCTGGGAGCGATTTCCAGTGTTACATGCATGGGAAGACGAGGAAGACATTTTCCGTTATGCATGGGACGATTTTGAAAAGAAGAATCGAATCTATTCTATTTTGCAACGGGCCGACGTGATATCAGGAATAGGGAGATACGGGGTTGTATTGTTGGGTTTAAATGATGGTGCTGATTCATTTGCTATTCCAGTAATGTCAGCAACGGAACTTTTATATCTTCAACCGTTCTCCGAGGACAATGCAACAATAAAAAGTTTTGTGATAGACAAAAACAATCCCCGTTTTGGTCAACCTGAATACTATTCTTTGAAACTGAACGACAATCCTGGACTGACTGGAGTAGCAACATTTGAAACTATCGTTCATCATTCTCGAATTATTCATATTACCGACAATCTGGTTGAATCAAATATATATGGAATGCCAAGATTGGAAAAAGCATTTAACAGACTTTTGAATCTTGAACTGATCGTTGGCGGCTCTGCTGAAATGTTTTGGCAAGGAGCATTTCCTGGTTTAGCATTTCAGACAAAAGACGGATTTACAATGTCTGCTACTCAATTAACTGATTTACAGGAAGAGGTAAAGAATTACGTGCATCAGATGGAAAGGTATATGCGGTTGCAGGGAATGGATGTAAAGAGCCTTGCTCCTGCTGTTGCTGATCCTTCCAATCACGTTGATGTTCAAATGAAGATGATTTCAATTGCAACTGGAATCCCGAAAAGAATATTAGAAGGAAGTGAAAGAGGCGAATTGTCTTCTGATCAGGATTCACAGAATTGGGCAAAGAAGTGCGACAATAGGCGGAAAACATATATTGAACCTTTTATTCTCAGGACTTTGATCGATAGATTGAATGAGTTAGGAATATTTAAAACCCCTGACAATGGATATACAGTAGAGTGGCCTGACCTTCAAGATCCAAGCGAGAAAGACAGAGCTGAAGTGGGAAGGATAAGATCGGAAGCAATTAGCAAATATACCTCTTCTCCTGATGCCCAATTGATTCTTTCTTTCGAGTCGTTTCTGGAAGAGATAATGGAATTGGCTCCTGATAAAGTTGAAAGGATTATGGAAGAAGCATCAAAGATTGTTCCTTCTGAGCCTGATGGAACCGGGGATGACGAGATTGAAGTCTTGGAACAAAAATCTCTTTTAAAATTAGAGAAAAAATAGAGAGATGAGAGATAATTACTCGTTAAGAAAAATAATCGCAGGAATCGAAGATTTGAAAGATAGAAATCGATTTTAGAACCTAGTTAAAGGAGAAGAAAATGCCGAATCCGTTTATTACAATAGATGAAACAATTATTCGAGAAAAAATACCAGTGTTTGCCCCGAAGAAAATCGTTGAGGTATCTTTAGGAGAAGAGTGGATTCCAGATACGGGGGATGTTGCATTTTATTCATCAGAGGATACAACTATTACATTTGGGGATGGAGACTCGACTTCAACTTATGTAAATTTATTGCAAGGACAGGTTTTGGGAATTAGAAAAGATGTTTCTGTTTCATTTACTTTTTCAACAAATGTTACTTTGTTGGTGATGTAATGGATTTATCTTTGAACGGAATAGGAAAGGGAAATTTGTTAACTCTCCCCCGCACCAACCTCATAATGCTGATCCGAAAAATCGGTGATGTGCTAACGCCGGATTGTATCGGCTTATTAATCACCCGCGATCAGGTTGACGAGTCGTTTGCCGATATCTTTTTCAACGGTGCAGCCAAGCGAGCCGACGCCGATAGCGTAACACTGGCTCTTGCCTCCGATGACCTAAATACAGCCGGTGGAACTCTATATGGGTCTGCTAACTTCGGCATAGCCCTTTATGCGATAGGTTCGCAGCCGGTCGAAGCATCTGAGCGCAGGTTGTGGAGAAAAATATTCGGCACGCAATTCGAGCCTTTTTATGTGGACGGTGTTGTTTTACAGGTTGACGGAAACTCAATATATTTGGAGACTTAAATATGGGAAATATTATCACTTCCGCGTCTGCTAAATCACCTGTCGGCGCTAAATTGTATGGTCAGGACGCGCTTGGAAACCATGGGTGGATGCCCCCAGAATCAGTGGCGGCTAACAATCGGCGGGGAAACACCGTGGTCCTATTGGGGGATTCCCTTACATCGCGATCAAATTACCCGATGAGCATCACTTCAATAACCAGTTCAGGGACAACAGCCACAGTGAATGCTCCTTCTCACGGTTTGGCAACTGGTGATTTTGCCACAATTAATGGGGCAACGCAGACAGAATACAACGGCGACTACTATATCACAAAAATCGATACGAATAATTTTTCTTACACTTTTGCCGGATCAGCCACCAGCCCAGCAACTGGCAATATTACCGGCATCACGCAGTCATCTCTGATGACCTTGGGTATGTTTTGCTGGATGAACGCGACCCTTAACGGTGCGCTCAGATTACTTGCCAACTATGGGCAGTCAGGGGCTTCAGCCGACGACGTGTATTCGATGGTTGACAGGGCGCTTGTCCATCGTCCTGCTATTGTTTTTGTTTTGGCGGGAATCAACTCCCTTACGGGAGGACTTTCTGTGGATAGTATTTATTTGTCCATCGCCAACGCATGTGACAAGTTGCGTAATAATGGTGTGTATGTGGCGATTCAGACAGTTACACCTCTCGGTTCAGGGCACGCATCAAACGCCTCGCTTTACCCAAAAATATGTGCACTCAATAGTAAACTCAAACATTACACACAGGTAAATAGAGGAACAGTGCTGATAGACGCCTATAATGCTCTCGTCGATCCGCTATCAACTTCTGGAGCGGCGATGGCTGGCGTTTTGCAGTCTGACAATCTACACTGGGCGCAAGTTGGGGCAAAATTGGTGGGGGCGGCGGCGGCGGCTGCAATATCATGGATCGTAGGAAATACCTCGAAAACACTATGTATTTCTGCCGCTGATATCTACCATGCCGCCAACCCTAAGGCGTTGCTTGATAACCCGTTTTTTCTCGGCACAGGCGGGGCACTGCAAAGCGGGGCTACCGGCACTGTGGCTACTGGATGGACGTGCTACGGACTGGGGAGCGCTGATACCATAGTCGCCGGGACCGGCGGCACTCCTG